CTGGGGTCCAGTCCACTGAGTCTAGTGATTCAGATAATGATTCTGGTGAGGAAGAGAATGCACTGTCTTACTTCGAGAAGTTGGCGAGCGAAGATTGATTATGATTTGATCTAAACTCAACGCCAAACGAGAGAGGGTGTCTTCGGACACCCTCTTTCCTATTAGTTTGCGTGTTGCATTTCTTTCAAGGACGATGGACTATCAGTCATGTGTCCTGTTTCTACGTTTGTTGTATTTGTAACGGTTTGGGTTGTTCCGTTGTCTGCTACAACTGTATTTACGGATGGAGGATTGGCGGCAGCAACATCTCCCCGAAGAGAATTTGCATTTACACGCATATCTCTTGCTTCTCCAATGCCCTGTTTTATGCCAGGAATACCAAACGATCCAGATGCGAACGCACCTACTCGTCCCATGCGTTCACTAGCCATTTCATCTGCTGATTTGTTCAGTAGATCGAACAGCGGGCCCTCACCTTGCATCATTCCGTCTCTCTTTAGTTTTCTTCTCGTCATTCCAATATGGTAATTATTACCTTGGGTTTGTGTCTGGAGAAGATTTCCTTCTGCTATATTGATTGCCTTGTCGATGTCCATTTCTTGGAACAACTGAGCATCATCAACTGCGAATGGATTTGCCAGTAGGATTGGATCTTTGATTGTTTTTGCTGACACGGCACCAGATGCTTTTAGATCCTTCAGTCTTTTAACTTCCTGTGTCATGTATTCGCTGCTGGTATATCCTTCGGCGTCTGCCCAGTCGAGAGGGTTCTTGATATTTCCGAGTAGGGCCTTGTCTTGGTTCATTCGTTCCATTGCTTGTACATCTTCGATCTGTCTTCCGGTGCTAGATAAGACACCTTCGTCCTTTGCTGCTTTCTCTGCACCGTCTAGAATTGCCAACGCCTGTTCTGGTTTGAGTCCTCTTGGTCCAGAGTTGAATCCGCCGGGAATAGAAATCGCAACACTGTCATCACCTGCTGCTTGTGCTTCTAAGACTTTCTGACGTTGGTTTGCAATGGCGTCTCCGAGGGTAAGATCTTTCTCTGCATCGTTTACTCGGAAACGATCGATTGCTTCTTTACCCTTCCTCTCACTATCTGCTTCCATCTTTTCTATGTCTTTGAATTCTTTATCAACATCTATTATGGCCAAGATTGATGCTATTATTCCAGTGACAGCAGCAATACCTGCTACGATGGGAACCAAAAATGGTGCCAAGGCCGCTGCAACCGATGCGATTGCAGTCCCAATCGCGGCCGCAATTGTCATAACCATTGATCCGATGCCCACAAGGATAGTCATTCCGGTTTTCTTAATCGAACCCATAAGGGCGCGGTTTCTGAACAGGTTCATCTTTTGTGCGCCGTCGTTGATCTTGCCCATGACATTACCAAACGACTTGGATGATGCTTTTGCAAATGCTCGGAGTTTCGATTTACCTGAGGCCTTCTTGCTGTCGCCTCCTCCACTCGATTCTTCAGTATTATTATCACCGTCATCGATGATATCATCATCATTCCCACCACCCATCGTACTACTATATGCTCTAACAAACTCACCGAGTGACGATGCCATTTTTTCAACTGCCGTTGCGGTTCGTGCAGTATTTACTGATGTTGCTTTTTCTGCTGAGTTAGAATCTGCATCAATAGGACCGGACATTTTCGCTATTTTTTCTGCATCAGCAGGAGATTTTCCTTCCTGTACTAAACCTTCGATTCTACTTTTATAGAGGTCCCTGTTTGCAGCAGCAGTTTTTCTCGCTGCTCGCAGGCCAGATAGAATCGGGATTTTGAACTTCAATCTATCGAATGCTGCTTCTGCAAGGACACCCGTGGTTGTCAACCTTCCGACTTCCTGCATTTGATCACGCAACAGAGTCCGCATGGATCTTCTATCACCAACATGCTGGGCCTTGAGTTCTTTGATCAGATCATTGATTGTTGCTTCGGCCAAATGACTATCCTCTAGATTGACTTTCTTGTTGCTTTATGTATTCTAGTAGCAATGATGTATAAATTTCGCGTTCGAATGGAAACATATCTTCTAATTCTGCCAATGAGTATTTATGATGATGCATTAATTGAAAGTTAGTTCTGTAGTAATTTTCAATCGTTTCATGGCAGAGCATCAACCGAAAAAAGTTTCGATGCCCTCCAATAGCATATCTGTCTTCTTTTTACATGCAGGACATACAAACTTAACTGGAATCTTCACTTTTGGTTTTCCTGCGATATACTCTATAATTTCTTTAAACACTTCTGTATCTAAATTGTCAACGAAATTTTTAACTTCCTCTTTGGTGTATTCTGAAATATCGTACACTTCATTTTGAAAGTAAATTTTTTCAATGGAACATACAACAGAATCAAATACCATTTCAAGTTGATCATCTATAGCATTATTTCGTATCTCTTCTGCAAAGGATGGATATTTCAATTCGAGTATCATTTCCTTGGATACTTCAATGCGATTTTCTTTTTCTTCTGAATCGTCTACGATAAGATCGTTCATTGAAATTTTCACAGAACAATTATTTTCGCAATGAACACAAGTTAGTTCTGGTTTCATTGTTTCACCGACTGAAGATGCTCGGAGGCGGATCAATGCATATTCAGAATCAACTGATGATTCTTTAAATATGTCTAGTGTGCCGTCAGTGCAACTCAGGATGATATCATGAACTGAGTGGTATATACTATTCAGATCACCAGACTCTGCTGCCAGTAATAAGATCTTCTCTTCCTTGACACGAAACGGTCTGAAGGTTATCTTTTTCTTTGATTGCGGTAGAACGCAAGAATATTTTGGTGCATTAACTGTTGGTAATGGCATGGTGTAATTTTCCTTTCACTCAAATTACGATATCACCGGGTCTCGGTGGTGGTGGGCCTACGTCTGCGCCCGGTGTGAGATTACGAATCGATTCGTTTCGTAATTGTTCTGACTCAAATAAAGAACTCGGTGGTCCCATTTGTCTGTTGAAGTTGATATTGCTACGATCTGGATCTGGTGGATTGTTTGGTAAGAATCGCCAGTCTCTATATGCGAGGGTTACATTCACGGTTGCAATTTCATTCGACTTATTGAATGCAAGAGGAATGCTATCAATTGACTTGGGATACGCTTCTCGAACTTGCACTCTATATAATGACGTTTGTCCGTCTTTGTCCATTGCATCGATAAACAGATTGCTGATGTAGTTGTCGTAATACTCTACATTATACTTGGTTGCAGATGAACTGATTTTATCCATCCACTGTTCGAAAAATCTTGCCTCGTATAGTCTTCTGTTTAGTCGGAAAGTCATTGTAAGTTCGCCGGTGAATTCTGCATCAATGACTGGTCGTCGGACCGGACCATATGTTCGTGCTTCTGCTGTTCGGAATGACTTACCGGGGAATGACAAATCAGTACATTGAAATGTCATCATGTCTTGTATTTCTCTTGCATCTCTGTATGATAAGGTTTTATCAAACATCACCTGATATCGAGATGGTGAATAGTATCCCTGTTCACTTAGTCTTACAGAAAAGTCTTCGAGTGACTTTGGATTGTTATAGTTTCCTTGTCCTACCGTTGCACGATCTTGTAAATCTTGCAATCTTGCTTCGGCCATCCGGGCCTCAAGATCCGCAAGTGCAGGAACCTTGGTTTCAAAATCAAGATCCACTTCTCGATCGAGGACGGCATCCAGAGCGGCCTGTCCAGTCGGTGGTGGTGGAGGAGGAGACTCTGGTCCAAGGCCCAATAAGTCTCTAGCAGAACCGGCCGGTGGAGGAGAACCAATCTGACGGCCGTTTCCGGAACCAAGACCCATCAAATCATTTACGTTGAAACCGCTCATTTAATTTCTCCTCTACGCTGTGTGATCATTCTTCTGCTATCCGTCCAGACCGAATACTTTGATGTTTTCTTAAACCTCTCCAGAGGAAGTGATACTGCAATTGACCAATCCTCTGCGGGTATTTTAAGCATTCGTGAGTTGATTCTTTTGATTAGATACTTTCTATAACAAGGCCTAAAGTATTTATAACGATTAGACGATGCAAGTACACCATAATCCAGTTTACCTAGTCTTGCCTCGTCACCCACACCAGTTCGGAGTTGTTGTAGGTTCAGGAAAAACAGATATCGCAGTTTCGGTGGTAGGAAGTGTAAGTTCAATCCATGCAAAGCACCCTTTTCTACCTTTAGTAAGTAGATGATCGGGAATGTATCGTAAAATTTGAGTTTGGATCTATTTATGGGTTCATAGTTGAACATGTACATCTCACCGGGACGCTTGAATCCGCTTTTTGATATAATACGATTTTCATCACGGAGGAATCGTTCCTCAACAGATAGATCAGCGTCCTCATATAACTGACTGATAGCAAGTTCCATCCATTTTAGTCCTGCTTCTCCGTCAGTTGGTGCATCGACTGCATCACGAACATCCTTGATTGCGTCAAACACGTTCAATGACATGTCAGAATAATCGAGTTGAGAAATTCCTTTGATCAATTCTCGTTGATTTAGTTGCTTCTCTTCTTTAACTTTTTCTTCTTCACTCTTTGGTCTGGTAAATTCTGCGGCCTCATAAACCAGTCTATTTTTAGGTGCAGGGACATCGGGTTCTGATTCCCGAAGGGCAGAACCTAGTTCTTTGAGTTGCTGTCGGAGCAATCGTGCGTATGCAAGTTTACTGTCTGTTGAATTTGCCATTACTTGAACAATACCTCTTCTGTTAGGATTTTAAATTTCCATCCGCGATTCTCTGCATAATCTATCGCGTATTTCCATTTAGCAGAATTCACACCCCATCGCTTCACCTCATTGATGTATGATCTAGAGACTCGCTTCTTCTTCTCTGGGGGTTTGCATTGTTTCTTTGGTTTGATCTCAATCAATGTGGTTTCTTTGTGACCATTTCTATTGATTGAAGTCACTATAAAATCTACATAGTAACGGTGCAATTTATTATCGATTGGAGATTTATACGGGACAACAACAGTCTCTGATCCCCATGATAAAATAGACTTGTTCTTATCACAGTAAACCATGAACCTTCGTTCCCAGAGACTTCTATACACAATTTTGGTGGGATCACCGTCGTATTTCTCTGGATACTTTGGTTTATACTTCCCTTTGTATGCCATATATAGTATGTAGTATAACCACAGGAGAAAAAAGAAATGGCAAGTAATTCATTCGGTGACCGTTTCAAGACTGGTATCAGCGACGTTGCAGATAATCGAAGTGGTTATTTCACTTCGGATCAAGCATCAGAAGTTTTCACTGGAGATTATGAAGCAAATCGTTTAGATCCGTCTCGTAGGTATGAGATTGATATCAATAGAGAGCATGGCCCTCTCGCTCCATTATACACATCTTCTGGGGGTAATCCATCGTCGGTATTTTCTTACCCATTGGATTTAGCACAATCTTATGATAGTGATGCAACACACTTCATGCAGTTTAACATGTATGAAGTACAAAGTCCCCAAATGAGAGATGCAGCAAGACTCAGTACAATACTTCAAGATGGTGTGTTGAACGAAGACGATAACAGTTGGGCCGAGCGTTTAACTGACGAGCAACTAACTCAAATTGGAGGAGTCTCAAGGGATGTAAAAATCCAAAGCACAGTGTTTGATAAGTTGCTGACAGGGGATAGTTTATTTGGTGGGTCATATGATACATCAGGTGGATATTCGAGACAGGCCACACAAAAAGAATTAATCAATTCGAGAATCGATGTGTTAGATGTAGAAGATAAGGCAAGAAATACAAGAACAAGAACTTCAAACCCAACCAGAACTCTCAGACAAAAGAAGTACAAATCGAAAGATACATGCTTCTTGTATATGCCACACAAAATCAACAACCTTTCATTACAGAGTTACGATACACCGAGTTTGTTATTTGCTGCAATCTTGGGCCAGTCAGCAAAATCATTAGGTAGTGGTGTGAGTAATATTTTAGAGGGAGATCTCGGTGCTGCTGGTGGAGATCTAATGAATTTGGTATCTTCTATGGGCCCTGCGATGATGAGAAAGGCGATTGGTGCATTAGATAGTGTTGCGAGTGTTATTGGTATTGATACAGAACTCGAAGCAGCAGCAACACAACTTCTTGGTCAAACAATCAATCCGAGAAAAGAACTTGTATACAATGCACCAGAACTTAGAACCTTTGAGTTCTCGTATGAATTCTATCCACGAAATGTGAAAGAATCGCAGATGGTCGAATCTGTCATTAAACTGTTTAGATTTCATTCTGCACCATCACTATCAGACAATGGAAACTTTCTCGTACCACCATCGATTTTTGAAATTAAATTCTACCAGAGAACATCCAATAGTGTCACCGAAAATCCATTCCTGTTGAAGGTCCGTGATTGTGCATTGACCGAAGTTAACGTGGACTTTACACCAAACGGAACATTTTCTACTTTTGGTAACGGCGCCCCTACCGCAATTACCATGTCATTGACATTCAAGGAACTTGATATTAATGTCAAGGATGATATCTTGGAGGGTTATTGATGGCATATTTTTCTAAATTCCCACTGACTCGCTATCCGTTTTTAGAAAACTCAGAAGTTAAGCATAAGGTTGCAGTCAATATTCTCAAACGAGTTGGTGTTGCACCTGAGTTGAAGGATGCAACCGAAGCGTTCACTGAATACGAAGTCCAAGACGGAGAGACTCCAGAACTGATTGCCGACAAATTATACGGCAGTCCAGAGTTGCATTGGTTGGTTCTTATTTTCAATGACATAATTCACCCATACTATGACTGGCCAAAGAGCAATCTTTCGAATGAAAACTGGATCGAGAAGACATACCCCGGCATTTCTCTTTTCCTTTCCGGTGGTGGTTCTGGTGGCAATACGGGTGCAGGTGATGGAGTCGATGTCGAGAATATGTTCACTGGAAAGTTTATCAAGAACGAAACGATCTATCACACAGACGGCGAAACAAACAAAGAAGGTGCGTATTTCAGTATAGACGGAGAGGCACTTGTTCACTCATGGGATCCTGATCTCAGCAAACTTACTCTGAAGTATTACACACGAACATTTGAAGAAGGTGATAGAATTGCAACTGGTGCAACTTCTGGTAGTAGAAAGATTGCAACAGTTCAGCGAGTTACAACTACATCGAGTGCAGTTCACCACTTTGATGGCAGAAGTGGAGTTACTGGGGATTTTGAATATTTAAATCCTCTCGCCGAAGTAAACAATGAAACGGCAGTATTGGGAAGCACTGGCGGAGTTGTTGAAAACACAGTTAAGTTTTATGCAACGAATCTTGGTGCCTATATGGGGGTGTGTGGTGACAACTCAAACAATAATGTGATTACCATACAGGATTATGAAGACGAAATAAATAATGATAAGAGAACGATAAAACTTCTACATCCCAAATATCTACAACTGATTGATACATCATTGGACGATTTGTTGAATGCCTGATTATTACGACCGAACTGAATTCGTAAAACCGAAAGACCTCACTAGATGGGAAGGTTTCGGTGATTTTGCAATTGACGAATTAATTTTGTTTGGTCCAAACAAACTTTCCATTGATATTAAGAACCAAACGGGTCTGATTAATCTAGTTATCAGCGAAAGTCTATATCAGAACTTCATGTACGGTGAAATAAAGTTTTTGGATTTTAGTAACCTCACTGATAGATTAGAACTTAATGGTCAAGATTATATACAAATTTCCTTTACTACTCCCGGTTTTTCTGGTAAAATAGAAAAGAAGAAATTCGTCGTAACGAACTTCAATCAGTTAAAATTGGCATATACAGGTAAGGGAAAAGAAGTGACGTTGGGATTTATCTCACAAGATGCTTATGTGTCGATGCAAAATAAAATCAACGGATCATATAGGGGAACTGTTTCGGATATTGTTTCGAAAATTAGTGAATCTAACTTTAGCACTGAATTGGTAGAGTTGGAAAAAACAGACAACGAACATTCATTCATAATTCCAAATTGGGGCCCATATAAGACATTAAACTGGTTATCAAAACGAGCAGTGTCAGCATCGAACAGAGAAGATTGTAGTTTCTTGTTTTATGAAAATATGGATGGAAATCATTTCAAGAGTATACATTCTCTATCAAAAAAATCACCAGTTACTGAGTACAATTACCACCAACCAAATGTTCCAGTAGATATCAGAACACAAGAAGGTCTTCATAAAAAGTTTTCTCAGATTGAAGACTTGAAATTCAATCGACATTTTGATAAAGTAAAAGAAATAGACAATGGTGTCTTTGCGAGCAATATAGTTTCGTTAGATTTAGTAACCAAAGAATATACGGTAAATCAGTTTGACTACCTTGAGCATTTTGATAGAACTGATTCTGTGGAGCAGTATCCATTAATTGCTAGAAAGTCTAATCTCAACGTAAACAAAAACATTAACGCTAGTTTCAATTTTGTGGGAACTAGTTCATTTTCTCACGATGGGATTGATGATAATTTTAAATACTCTGATTTTACACTGAAGAGAAGATCATCAATTTTAAGGGCAAGATCGTCTTCCCTTTCTATCATTGTTTCGGGTGACTCAAATAGGAGAGTCGGCGATGTAGTTATTTTAGACATACCAAAATTAGAACCAACGGAGATGTCATCCGTTGATCCAAAGGACAGAATGATGTCCGGTAGATATCTCGTAACTAGTCTTCAGCATGTGATAAATAAAGAAAAAGGTTACACAACAAGACTAGAATTGTCACGGGATTCACTGCCATTTGAATTTATGAACGCAGGAGATTAAAATGTTAAATTTCAATGAGAAGCAAGAGTTTAATTCTTTCGAAGAACGATTTAAGGCGTGGGAACGAAAGAATGATTATAGCAACGAAGAATTACAGGAATGGAAGCAGTGGGCGGAAAAATGGGCCGACCGCAATTGGCAATCACCAGTTAGAGAGTAATAATGGAAACATTTTTTGGTAAACAAGGATTCGTTTGGTGGCAAGGTGTTGTAGAGGATATTAGTGATCCTTTAAAACTCGGCAGATGTCGCGTGCGTATTTTTGGTTTCCATGTTCCAGATAAAAACAAAATCAAGACCGAAGATTTACCGTGGGCATACCCGGTACAACCCATTACTAGTGCTGCTTTATGTGGCATAGGTGATTCCCCCACTGGGTTGTTACCGGGGTCCCACGTTTTCGGTTTCTTCCGCGACGGAGATGATTCCCAACAACCTGTCATGCTGGGATCTATTCCCGGAATACCACAGAGACCATCTGATCCGAATGAAGGATTCGGTGATCCCAGCGGTATCCTACCATTCGAAACGTCGAAGCACGGACACTCTCAGGTTGGAGAGCAGGACGTAAGTAGACTTGCAAGAAATGAAAACGTAAATGATACCGCGATTGGTAAGAAGGCGCAAGACACTTATTATCAAGGTGTTCCGACTGCGAATAGTTCTGGTGGTAATTGGAATGAACCACCATCACCATACTTCGCAATCTATCCGTTCAACCATGTCAAGGAAACTCTATCGGGACACATCCAAGAATTCGATGATACTCCCGGTGCAGAGCGAATACACACTTACCACAAATCAGGAACCTTCAATGAGATTCATCCAGAAGGCACAGAAGTACATAAGATTGTATCAAACAAATATGAACTAGTCGCAGGAGATGAGTACGTTCATGTTCGGGGAAATGTAAACCTAATCGTCGGTGGTAAAGACGAAGGTGAGAAGGATAGCAACATTACCATACTTGTCCGTGGAAACGCAGGACTTCAGGTAGACGGAAACGTCTTTGGTAATATTAAGGGAGACGCAACCCTACAGATAGAGAAGAATCTAAACGCAGAAGTCAAGAGCAATATGACTATTGGCGTAAAGGGTTCTACTGTGATAAATACTGCTGGTGATACCGAGATAACATCGAAGGGTAAACTTAAACTCTCCGGTGATGCAGGTGTGGAACTGACATCATCAATGGGCGAAGTAAACATGAACTCGGCAACTGCATCCGTAAATATTACAGCAGCAACGACGGCAATGTTCCAGACGATCAGCGGTGGTATTGAAATTATGGCACAGGGCGCTGCTTCGACGGGGAAGTGGGACGCAAGTGGAATTAAATTTAACGCAGCATCGATTGATCTAAACTAATGCCAATAAACAGACCAAATACAGTTACATTACACTTAAGTGCCGACGATCCCCAATGGGGCCCACCAACTAGTTTTGGTTGGGAAACTCGCTTCGCAGACGGAGGCACCGATGCGTGTGAAGACAATACACGACAAAGAAATATTCCTCAACGGGGAGAATTGGGGGAACTTCCGTGGTCTCCAGTGTTGATTGGAGTACAAGAAACGGTTCCTCTTACTGATATGCGAGGAGTTCGTTTTGAACCACTTGGTGGATTAACTACACCAAACTTTATGGTTCCGTATTATGATTGGGGGATTCGTGCTGCATACTTTGGACATAACAATCCTTGTGATGCTAACAATTCTCCCCGATGTCTCGTTGTTGGGGATTACTTCGAAATGCTTTTTGATTCTGTTGAGTCAAGAGAAACTTTCATTGATTCATTTGGAACTAGGGTTCGAATAACCAGAACCGGTCGAGATGTCAGAGATCCATCTGCACCAGTATCCATAAATGAAGTGAAAGAATATAATCTTTCGTCCCAGACAGACATTGAAGACTTCGATCCAGATGGACTTTGGGGATCACAGAATTTATTCTTTGCATCATGGCGTGAAATCAGTTTCGGAGCAGGCCAACAAGGTGGTGAAGAAGAACCAACTGTTATTTCTAATGTTGTTGGTTTCGGTGACAACCCTGATATATCAACAATTATCGATATTGAATTCATAGATCTCCCAACGCCGGAACCGGTCGTTGACATCATGGGAACATGTGACACACAAACAATAAATCCATGTAGTCCCGTGACCCCACCAGAATGCGAACTAAACTCCGATTGTATTGGTTGTAATTCCAACTGTATCGGTGGTATATGTACATGTGAAGATTGTCCATGTCACAAAGTATGTTACCAAGCGCCGGTAGAAGAAGATTTTAGCGACTTTGTAGATCCAACTCCAAGAGAAGGTCTAGTTGCAGATAATATTGATAATTGTGTAGACTGTGTAAGTCCTCTTCCCAACATCGGTCCTCTGTTTTGTGTATGTAGAGATCCGAATCCGACGGCCAGGTGTAGACCAGAAAGAGGAACTGGAGCATTTAATTCTTGTGATTGTTCAGTAACACCAAACGGAACTCAATGTTGTGGACCAAATGCGGAGGGTGAATACAGATGTTGTCCCCTCGGTATGCCCGATCCCGGTGTTCCCGGATCTGCTTTCACAACGTGTATAGAAACTGATGAATTTTTCGATCCAGGCGACGGCAGCGATCCAATTAGAATTAAAGAATGCTCTTCGGTTCAGTGTTTTTCTGATGGCGATTGTGGTAACGAATGTGTAGAATGTGTAGAAAATCAATGCACACCGAAAGCAAACGAAACTCCGTGTGGGTCGGATGATCTACAGTGCAATCATTGTATCGATGGGGAATGTGTATCCACTGGAATCACAGATTGTAATTGTGATGGAAACGAATGTCCTGATGGGTTTGAATGTTGTCCAGAAGGACACTGTTGTGATCCGCTACTAGGTGGCTGTGATGGAGATGGTTGTTCAGAGTGTGATGATGACGGAGACTGCGTTGCACTAAACGGTCCTTGTTCTGAATGCACATCTAACGGATGCACTATAGTTGATTGTGATCCCTGCTTCCAACTAAATCCAGTTACATGTAACTGCGATCCGATATGCACTGGGTGTACAAGTATTTGTGAACTTGATGGAGCGGACAATGTTACATGTCTAGACACATGCGAAGTATGCGAAGACTGTACTGTCCAGATGGATATCGACGGCAACGAAGTCGGTATTTGTAGTGGTGGTCCACCAACCTGTACTGCATGTGAAACATTAGATACCAGCACCACGCCATGTCAGTGTGTTGGTGGTTGTGGTGATTGTCAAATATGTAACAATGGGATCTGTGAAACGGATCCTGCTGCTTGCGGTTGTTGTACTGATTGCGGTTTCGTAGAAACCGGAGGCGGCCAGGGATTTTGGGGATGTAATAATCCATCAGATCCATGTCCCGATGATGCCTTTGGTAATCCTCAGAGATGTGTTTCCGCGAACGGTAACTGCTCCTGTGTACCGACAACATGTTCTCCACCATGTGAAGGTTGTGCTGAATGTGTAGATTTCGGGGGCAACAACTTTGTGTGTCTGTCTCCATCACTGGTGGGGAACCCAGATCCATGCATCGGTGTGTGTAAAGAATGTACTATGATCAGCGGCCATGTAGGTGAGTGTCAAGGAGACACCTGCAACGGCGGAGAATGTTGTTTCGATGGTAGTTGTTGTCTTCCCAGCGAAGACTGTTGCAATGACGCGACAGACGGACAAATCTATTGCTGTCCTACTGGGGACGAATGCTGCAACAATGGATCATGTTGTCCCGTTGGAAATTTTTGTTGTAATGATCATTGCTGTCCCACCGGAACTGAATGTTGTGGCGATGTATGTTGCGATCCTTCGTCGTGTGAAGTGTGTATAGGTGGTAAATGTGAAAGTACATTAGGTCCATGTCAAACATGTTTAAATGGAAAACCACGGGACTCTTGTAATGATCGAGCATGTGAAGAATGTATAAATGACAAGTGTGTAGATAAATGTGTAGACATACCATGTTTTAGTTGTGATGGTGCAGGAACTTGTATTTCTGACTGCGATGCGAATGCATGTGAAACGTGTAACGGAACAGAATGTGTGGTATCTTGTCCTCCCTGTACCAGTTGTAATGGTGCTGGAACTTGTGTAGGAGGTTGTCCACCATGCGAAACGTGTGAAGGTGGTGCATGTGTACCTGTAGAAAACCCGTGTCTTTGTGAGGATGCAGACCCATGTGCTGGTTGCGAACCGAACCCCGCTTGCACTAATCCGTGTATATGTAGCGGAACCCCGCCGAGCAATGATCCATGCGTATGTTGGATCGGCATACCAGGCGGATCTCTGTCTGCTCTCGTTAACTGTGATTGTAGTGGTGATTCGTCCGGTGGAGGTGGCGATCCTGTTGGATGTTGTTGCATCGGATCCATCGGAAGTTCACAGAGGAGATCGAATTGTATCGCCGCTGGTGGTAGTTGGACTGCGGGCGACTGTCCAACATTCAATCCTTGTTCATCAATCATTCCTGGCCAGGGTACTGGTTTTTAGTTCCATTCCGACTATCTAGGTTACATAAATAAAGTAAGCAGAAGTACAAACCAGAAGGAATCAAAATGTCTACCGAAAACCAACGATACGCAGATCAACTTACTCTCCGGGCGTATTCAGCAAGACTTAATCGTCCTCGAATAAAACCAAGTGATCGGCCATCCCTTCGAGATACAAATGAGGGTGAATTTGATTTCGACTGCTTGGGTTTCTGTGTTAGTAACTACACCATCTCAACCCTTTTGTGTTATACAACGGACAAATCCGAGGATGGAAAATGTGTCACGATGAACGTCAGGGGAACTTATGAAGAGATCGAAGAGACAAAGTGTATGGATCGTCAGGCAGTGGACCTGTACGTGGCCCCAATTGGATATGATCTTATCAATGACGGTCCATATATTGTAAGTGACACTTTTTGGAGCATCAATGGAAATGGGAAAGAATGCATGGACTCAACATATAGTTCTCTTTCGGTTGTTGGTCGATGTCAACACGCCGATTGTGTAGATGGAAATCCTCGTCGCCCCCAGTTCGGAATCTCACGTTCAGAAGACAGGAACTGTTTATCAAGCAAAACATATTCTTATGAGAGATCATGGACCACTTGTGCGGACGTACCGAATCGAAGACTCGCCAGTGGTAAGAGGAAACCACAATTAGACTTTCCGGCCTTATTACCAGAAACACTAGATTATAGAGTTAATGGATTTAGAACTGCATGGATAACAAGTCAGGTAATGAATGATATTATCGGTCGAGGAGGATACAAACTTGGTTTATCAACAGATTGTAAATGTGTGGAAGGAACTCCACGAGTAGCAGGTACTGTTGTTGGTAATCTTCTACCACCAGAGGAAACTGGATTGAGTGGCAGATCGGTTATAAATCTAGGGAATAATACTTCTGATCCATCCGCACCAACAGATAGACCAAACACTCCGAGTACAAGATCTAGAAATACAAGTTCGGGATCTTCTAGTACACCTCCTAGTTCGGGATCTTCTAGTACACCTCCTAGTTCGGGATCTTCTAGTACAAGTTCAGGATCTTCATATTGAGGTCTGGGGAGATTTATGGCCGAAGATGATTTAATAAGAGGATCTGCTGACGAACAAGAAGAGTTATATCAGGAGACGCAAGATGCACCTACTGCCGAAGAATCAGTAGAGGTTCGTCAACGACGCCAAGATCGACTACAGTTAGAAGCGACGACTGCACCGATCCGATCTGTAACTCAACCTGCTTCACCGAAAAAAACTGGTATATCTAAGTTTTCCAATACAGGAAAATTAATAGAAAATCCCATTCCTGTATTTGATGTAAATTTATTTGCAGTTGAGATACCAGAAGATATTCGTCCAGTAATAATAGAAACTGAAAACAACACAATTTCATCTGGTCCCACGGGGCCCACTGGTTCAATAGGAAGACGCGGACCAAGAGGACCGCAAGGTCGTGCCGGATCACAGGGTCCGGAGGGCCCGTGTTGCACGGGCCCTGATCTCACTGTTGATGAAACAGGACTTACCTTATATGGTTACACATTAGGTATAGATCCAGACGCGATCGTTGCAGTTGCCGGAATTTCTGTTGGTTCGATCACTGCTGATATATTACATGTCGCAGATCAAATAAAATTTCCTAATGGTATGACTGCTGCGTCCGTCGTTACTACGGTGAATGGCGTATCTGGTGATGTTACACTTGTCGATCTCGTTGGTGTCGCTACATTCAATGGTGCTGCTGGAGATGTCCAAGGTGTATCGAGTTTCAACGGAGCAACAGGCGGAATAACAAGTAGCAACCTTATCCTACACGTTGCGGGACTTTCGTGTGATGGTGGAT